AACAAAGTTGTGAATGCTTCAAGGAGTCCAGACTTCTCTACGAACGACTTGACAGCCATGGCAATTTCAAAAGCACGGAAAGTCTTTTCCGCAGCTTCGAGTGCCTTATATCCACGAGAGCCTTCAGCGAAGTACCCCTTTGCAGCCCCTGCCATATCTCCGTAAGACTTGATTCGAGCTTCGGCTTCAAACTCCGCAGCTTCCTTCGTCATCTTGGCCTTCTTGGTCGGGTCAGTTTCATTGTTAACGAGTTCCCAAGCCTTCTTGACAGTGCTCATGCGTGCTTCATACTTGTCAAAAGCATTCATCAGCGCACCAACAGCCTTGAGACCCTTACCCATCCCGTTTGCTAGGGCATCGCCGAACTTTTCGGCTCGCTTCGGGTCTAGCAGCTTATTAAACTCTGCCTCGACTTGGAGGGAGCCAAGCGTACCAGCCGCTGCGGCAATCCGCTCACGCATGGTCAGTTGAGCCTGAAGAGTCTCCACCAACTTTTGCTCAGCCTGTGACAACGGCCCAGCATTTAGCATCGCTGCAATCTGTTGGCGGGTTTCAGCAGCTTCGAGTTCTTCAATAGCTCCCTTAGCCATACCATAAGTCTGCACCTTGTACTCGATAGCCTTCGCCTCTTCTTCAAGCGTCTTCAGCTTAGAATTGGCTTGATCTTGTCTAGCCTTCTCAATCTTGAGAGTTTCAAGAGTGTGCTCATTTTCTACTTCTATAGCGGCGGTCTTCTTGGCGATGGCGATCAACTCCTGTTGGTGGGAAATAGCCAGAGTTGTGGCGGCACCGGCCTTTTGTCCTTGCAGCCGTAGCAGATGTTCTTCGAGTTCAATAACCTTCTTTTGAGCTGGCCCTACCTTGTCGTAGTCAAGACCGTGAGCTGCAAGGCGCTTGCGAAGTTCATCTTGCTCTTTCAGCTTTGCATTCAGAGCATCCAGCTCTTCGTTAAATTTTTTGGTAGCAGCCTCTGCTGCCTTCAGGGCCTTCTCATCTACGGGGACCTTCGGGTGGGGGTTTGCATTCCACTTCGTCGGGTCCATCTTAAGTGTCGTAGTAGCAGTAGAAGTAGCGAGCTTGTCGCCACCCTTCATGAGCTTATCCAGCTCACCATTACCTGCCTTCAAGTCCTTCACCCAGCTATCAGCAACTTCATGGGCCTTACCGAACGAAGCGATGACGTTTCCGTTGAAGTCCTTCACGCCAGTGGTGATATCACCAATAACACTAGAAGCCGTCTCAAAGCCTCCGGCTAGTCGGTCAGCGCCTACGGCCTTGGCTCCAGCCGCGAGGCCGCTGAAGAGCGATTTAATGGCATCGCCGACCATGCCGATTGCAGACAGCAGCCATGTGAATGGAGCCACGACCAACTCAGCAACGCTGATACCGATCTTTGCAATAACCCATCCAGCAACCTTCAGGAGATCAATGGCACCAGCAATGAGCATGCGTACTGTAAACAGCGCAGCTCCAATCAGGCTGAAGCCTTCACCCGCACCAAAAATAGCACCAATCCAGTTACCAAGCATTCCGCCGATATTCCAGATGTCCTTTCCAAGACCGACAATCTGGTCCCAGATTTCTCCGATGGTGTTCTTGTTCTCTTGCGCCCAGCGCATGACGCTGATGAATGCATCACCGAGGCCCCGGGCCACGGCGGGGATCATTTCTTCTATTACACGGAGAGACTTCGAGAGTTCTTGATTGAACCCCGTGTCTTGCCCCATTTCACCGATAGCCTTTGTCCACGCATTTTTGATTCGTCGCACACCCCCTTCAAATGTCAGCGGCATCTTGTCAAACTGTTCGCGCCACTGTGGAAGGTTTTGTTCGATAGCCTTACCAACAATCTCCATAGAGAGTTTGCCAGTAGAGCCCATCTTCTTCAGCTCTGCTGTACTCTTCCCCGTGTACTTTTCAAGGGCGCGCATGAGCACCGAGCCGTTTTCGGCCACAGCATTAAATTCCGCACCATTGAGCACGCCAGAGCTGAATGACTGAGACAGCTGGAGCATCACTGAAGATGCTTCCGCGCCGTTTGCGCCGCCGAGTTGAAGTGCTGTAGCAATGCCTTCAACCATCTTTCGCGCATATTCCGAGTCCTTACCCATTCGCTGCATAGACGGCGCGAGGCGGGTATACAACTTCACAGAGTCTTCAAGCGGAACTCGCAGACGTTGAGAAAGGGCATACATTTGAGACTGAGCAACCTTTGCATTGTTCATGCTTCCAGTTGCGTTTTCGAGTCGAGCTGTCATCATCTGCCACGAATCGGCTTGCTTGACAATACTCCCAGCAAAATTGAGCGCGGTGTAGACTGAGAAAGCTGTCGTCATCGCCGTGATTGTGCTGGTCATCACAGTGTTAGACGATGAATGACGAGCTACAGCACTTGCAGATTTGTTTGTTGCAGTTGTGGCAGTGCCGATGTCGTTGACCAACTGCTGTAGCGTCTTCGCAGTCGCTGTGGCGTTTTGGTTAATTGACGCCAAGGCCGTGCCTAGGCCAGCAAGAGATTGCGACCATGCAGCCATTGTCGCAGAGGTGTTAGTACCAAGCAAGCTAGTCAATGACGACGTAAGCCTGATAACATTCTTTTCCGCTTTATCGGCAGCCCCAGCCAGCCCGCCCTGACCATTACGGCCGGCCAAGGCCTCTGTGGCCTCTGTAATACCTGTTGACTCAACTACGACGCCAAGACGAGATACGTCCATTGTCATGCTAGCTCCTTAGACTCGTTATCGTCTTCTGCCCGCTTGCGATTGAATCCTCGCAGGACAGCCAGAATCTTGTTTTCAACCGCACTGCGGTCGATTTCCTCTTCATCTTCGACGTGACGGAACGGCGCCGGGCGATCTTTTGCAGTAGCTTGTGATAGCTCACCCACATATTCTTCGCTCAGATTCTTGATCGTCAACCTCTCCCACAAGGACAGATCAAGTTCCGTACATCTAATCCAACTTTCAATTTCAGACCATGAAAGTGGAACTGGCCCCATGCCATTGGATGACATGAGGCCAGCTTCATGCAGCAGACCAACTAGGTATCCAGCCGCGTGTTCTTGTTCTATCTCGGGAAGCCTAAGCGACGGATGATTTTCATCCACCGACTTGAACGTAGCAAGGCGTGGCTTCTTTGAACCTTCAGGCGTAGCATGCAGCCAGCCGAGCTGGCGTACATACAACGAGAGTGACTTGCTTACTGCGCCAAAAAATTTGACGTATCTCCTAGGGCTTCGTCAACTTGGTCCTTGATCCACGAGAGCTTCGGGTCCGAGAATACGGTACGGAATCCCGACTCGTCCTTCACAGCGCTTCCACCGATGCCGAGGTTCTGCGCCCCTGCGACACAAGCCACCAAGAGTTCGATGCCCTCTTCGCGCATCACTTCTGCCGAAACTTTTTCCTTCTTCGCGGTGCGCTTCAGTTGCCGGTTTTGCATGGCAGTAACAGCGTTGCGGTATTGCTTCGAGCTAGTGCCGTATAGAGTGATTGTCACAGGCTTCTGCTTCCCTTCTCCGTCAGCGAACAGAGGCTCGCCCGAAACAGGGTGGCGCAGTTGCAGGTCGAAGGTGTCCTTGAGAGCCAGAGTGGTCAGATCAAACATTATAGTTCCTTTCAGTTGTGGTAAGATGACATCGTTCTCATCAATGAGAATCTTGTTGAGCCTTTGCAATGCACTATCTGAAGTACATTGAAAAGGCCCCGAAGGGCCTTCAATCGATTAGACTTCGATGATATCGGTAGTCACTTCGAGAGTCGTTGTTGCGCCCGTAATCTGGTCAACAGAGCCGACGTTGGTCTTGTAGCTCATCACCACGCCAGTGAAATAGAGCTTCTTACCGTTCTGGAGCGTAAGGCGGAACGTGTAAGCAGTGTCAACGCCAAGCGCAGTTTGCAGAGCGGTTTGCCCGGCATCAGTCGTGTCACGACCCATCTGCACTTGCAGGGAGCCGTTGTTGTACGACCCCTTGAACTTCTGCACGCGACGGTTGCCGAGCGGAGTGTGATTCACAAGGTTGTATTCACGTCCAACTTCGCCGAGGTCAGTAACTTCACCGACCAGGGTATATGTGAGAGCGTTGTAGCCAGTAGCGTCAAACGTAGCAGGCGCTGAGGCCGAGAGTGCTAGTGTTGAACCAGCGGAGGTCATGACAGCCATGATTTTTCCTTTTCAGAGAAGATTAAACGTACAGGTGAGCCGTTAGGCCGGTTCCACCCGTTACAGTGACTGCACCTGTTCCGGCAAGAAACGCCCAGATGTCGTCAAGTTCGAGGAGGGTGCTTCCGCTGGCTGGGACAGTTACTGCCTTGCCGCCTGCGGTTGAGATAGTTCCACCAAACCCGTCTGGGTTGAGCGACACCGGCGCAGTGCCAGTAAGTGTCACAACAACTGGCGAGGCAGTGGTGTTGTACAGAAGCAGAATCTGATCGCTGCCCTGTTGGAAGGTTAGGGAATCTGATGCTGAAAGGGTTGTACGGGTGACGTTTACAGCGCCATTTGCATCCCTTACGCCGTTTACTTGGGTGATTACAGCCATTGGTTTCCTTTGTTATACCGACTCGTATCGATACTTAATGAGAACTGGAACGATGACCCAGCCAGAATCGTCAGGAATCGCCCGTTCAATT